CCACTTTGAATACCACTTGTTGTGCTTCTTATAGCCATTCACATTATGCTCACCGCAGTTAGGACATGAAGCCATTCGCATTATTTTTTCCTTTCTCTCAATGACATAATATATTATACCATAAAAAAAGGCACCCGTCAAAATCAACGAGTGCCTTGTAAATTATTTTAGTTCTTCAAAAATCAAGTCTTTTTCTAAGAAGTCTTTACAAACATATATCGTAGCGAACGCTACGCCTTTTACAATATTCTTGTATTCTTCATCTTGATAAAAATTGATTCTTTTATCAAAAACCAATGCTTGGCAACCCAGTAGATAAGGGAATCTTTTTTGACCTTGCAATGACGGCAATGGCAACAGAATGGCAAAAGGCTTGTTCAGTTCATGCAACCTTCTTAGAACCTCATCTTTTTTAGAAAATGGAGGATTAGATATAATACAATCATAATCCTCTTCTGGTTCATCTAAAAAGAAATCTCCACCTTCATCGATATGACTGCTTATAACATTATACCCATTCTTGAGAAGAACCTTCACATAATTACTTGACAATTTATCAAATGGGCACCAAATTTTCTCTACACCTTTTGGAATATGTGGCAGAATTGCTTCTACCACATTCTCTGGTGTAAAATATTCATCCGCTTTTGATGTTTTATCAGCAGTTAGATATCCAACATTATCCACTATAGACCTTCGCCGACAAGCGTCTTCAAATCATCAACAATAAGGACTAATTGCTCAGACTGTTGTGCAGTGCAATCATTTACCTTCTTGTCAACGCCAAGATATTTATCAGTGACTTCAGTAATCTTATGTGCCCACTTATTTTTGAATTCTTCCTTTGACACATTCTTCTGGATTTGTCCAACAATAGACTTGAATTCAGCCATCAGCTCATCAAAATTATATTCTGGCTCTTGAGCAATTTCTTTTTGCTCTGTTTGAAAAAATTCACTACCCTTTTCATTCTCTTCTTGTTCAATTGCTTTTTCTAGTGCTTCAGATAAAGCTTTATAACTCAAATCAACGTTATCTGGTAAATATGGAAAGTGACTGCCAATAGGAGTTGATGGGTCCACCGCACGCAAAGAAAGAACTCGTTTATAACCGCCATCTTCATCAGCGACCATATGAGCAAAAGCATAAATATCGGCAAGGTTTTCAGCAACAGCCTTTAGCTTGCTACCTGGAATAGAAGGAACGCGTTCATTGTATTCGGTATTATCTTCACGCTTGAACGTTCCATTAGAAACATGCGAAATCATTACAAGGCCATAGCCCTCATTGCGAATAGTATAAAGAGTATCACGGAATTCTGTCTCACAAAGTTTATATCCAGCGCCCCAGGGAATATCGCCAATCTTTTCTACACCATTTTGATTACAAATATACTTTTCGCAATATGTCGCGGCAAGGTCAACCACATCAAGAATAATTGTTTTGAATTTTTCTTTTAGTTGAGGATTCTTCAATTGACGAACAATTTGTTTGATTTCACTCCAAGAAGTTGCTGGTTGGATATATGCTCCAGGAATAGTGGTTTGAGTTGGCTCTGTAGCAATAAATAAAGGCGATGGAAATTCAGCTGCCAAACGAGATTTGCCAATTTTTGGAATGCCGAAAAGAAGCGTTGTGTAAGATGATAAATCCTTAGAGACTTTGTTTGGTTCTAGCTCTAGAAGATTGATAGCCATATAATTCCTTCCTTTTATGTCTTATTTATTATATTCATCGCTGTCAGCAAGGCTGACGCGGTATAAAGAAAAGTTCCTTTTCTTTATACCATTATATCATATAATGTTCTATAAGTCAAATAAAATAAAAGGAGGGGATTCAATTCCCCTCCTAATCAATTTTTATTTAGAATTCGAAATCATCTGAGTCATCATCTTCAACCGGGGCAGGTTTCTTTGCTGCTGGGGCACTAAAATTTTGTCCACCATCTCGTTGAGCAATATAATCATCGTGACGTTTCTTCACATCTGCTAGATGCTCTTCACGAGCACTTAGGGAAGCTTTCATTTCCTTTTTGGTAATGAATGACTCGTCATCCCACTCATAAGGTTCCTTGGATGCAAAGTTTACATCCCATGTGCGAAGACTACGCTGCGTAGTATGAACAATCGGCTCGCCAAACGCACCCTCCTCTTCATAAGATGTTTCAATTACAGTAGAAATAATCTCACCCTTGATTTCAGAGCACAAAGGATTGCTTTGCGAAATGTCCATGCCTAGGAAGTAATCAATGGCGGCTTGAGTACGAACATTCAATGACAGAGGAATTGCGGTTCCACGGAAATCAAACGTATAGCCACGAATCTCAAGATAGTCTGCCATATCATTCTGCTCACGCTCAACAGTAGAAGTGATTACCATGTCTACATCAAACGTGGCAGGATTGTCAGAGATAGGACCATTTAGAATATGGATAAAGCTACCAGCAACACGCTTTGGAGAAGCCATTTCTCCATCACGAGTAACGAAGTCATTTGTCTCTACAGAACCATCAATACGGACCTTTGTGGCCTGATTACCTACTTCTTCAAACGTCTTTGCATTATCAATAATATTTTGTAGAACCTGATATGACTGATTGACCTTATCCGTCTTACCAAAATATTCAGATACATAACTAAAGTTTACATCAATAACGTTAGTGCCAGACTCATCCGTTGCAATACTGATACGGCCATTGATAAATGGAACGCCAGCCTTTGATACTCGATTTGCTAGAGTGTGTGAAAAAATATATCCTTGGACATTAGCTGAATTCTTCATACGCTGTTTCATATAGTACTCTCTTTCTTCTAAAACTACAATATCGTTATTATACTATTTTATTTTTTATTTGTCAACTTTGTTCAAATTCTTCAGTAATAAATTCACTATATGGCAATGTCCTCACCCAATTACAAAAAGTATCTGACCATTCATGCAAACGATGCTTCTTTCGTTGATGATACATGCTATGAAGAACCTCATAATTCAAGCACACCGTTCGCTTTTGGCGAAAGGACTCTGGAAGAAGCTGTTTGAGAACTCGCAAATATTTATCTTTATCTTTTGAATCTGCTTCATTCATCATATCACGAACATCTCGCAAAGACTCTACAAGATTTTGCATCGCTTTGTCAGCAATATAAGAAGTTCCCCAGTCAAAATCGAAATCTGTTAGAGCAAGATTTTCATCTTTTAGTTTATGCATAGTGCTTTCTGAATTCGCTGATACTCCGATGCGATAAGTATCAAATTCACTCCACCAGTAACGTGGAGCGTTAATTTCTACCCAAACGGTAACCTGCCTCATCCACTTACGATGCTCCGAACCACTTTTGCATAATTGCTTGGCTAAATTATAATCTTTCTCGCCAAGTTTAAACACTCCTTTAGCCGAATCAGCACCATAATATTTTCGTTCACTATCAGCCCTGTCATAAGATTTCATTGGATTACGCATACCCGCAATAGCGTATTCAAACCCATCAACGCCTAAAGTTTTGATTTCAATTCAATATCCTTCAAATAAAAATACGGGCCATCTTACAATAGATGGCCCTATCCTTTTATCTCTTACTTACTCTTCTGGATTGAGACTCTTACCAGACTCAGTAAGCACGATTACCTTCTTGTCAAAGCCTTCACGCTCTTCGCGAACAGCATAGCCAGGCTTCTGTAGAGACATAGTTACGACGCCGTTTACCGTCTTGACTGGCAGCCCAGTAGCCTCAGCAATCATATTGGCAGTATAATCGCTACCGATATGAGCCTGAAGAAAACGAAGAATAGTTTGACCGTTAGCACTCATTGCCATAATTATTTCCTTTCATAAGATTTTTATTTGATAATATTATTATACTATATTCAAATCCATATGTCTATAAAATTTTACTGCCTTTTCCGCCACGTTTTTGTGTGGGGGTTTTTGTGATAGTGCTCTTTGAAACTATCTTACATTTTACTACCTTTTCTCCTGGGCGTAAAGAAATTCCTTTCACGCCTGCTGATTTTTTTCCACTTGATCGAACTTCTTCAGCATCAAAGCGAATCCTATAGCCATCAGAAGTTTCTAATAGACAATCATCGCCGTTAGATTCAAAAACACCTACCACATTAGATTCAGTTTTTACTGCAATTTGTCCCTTTAGATTCTGAGTAGACCCCAAAAAGACGCTTCTTTCTGCCTTCTTCACCATTCCATTCTCCATAGCTAAGAAAACATAAGGACGTTTCTCATTCACTTCATTAGACAATACCGCTAACACCTTTTCATTTTGTTCTAACTTGATGATGCTACCAATTGCTGTTCCTTTGTCTTTGTTGCCGCATAATTTTAGCTTGCCAACTGAAGGGCGGAAGAATCTGCCTGTGTTTGTAAATACAAGAAAATTGTCTGCCGTAGTTGCTTTGAAACTGTAAAAATCACTGTTTCGATACTGCGATACGGGAATACACTGTAAATATCCAAGAGGATTATAAGATACAATAACTGATTCTGGAACAGGCTTGGGCTTTCCTCCACTCTTTTTCTCTTTCGTGATTT